GTTAAAACTCATCCTTTTAGGAGAATCAAATGTTACGTAGCAAACAGCAGTACAAAGCACTTTCTTCAGCGTTAGCCGAAGTCCGTATTCTGGACTGTGTGTCGCCCCGTAGCATTGGGTTCAGCCTGATTGCTGTTGGGCCCAAGGTCGTCGCCAACGAGGGATTTCATTCTCGTGGCGATGGCATTGTTAGCTCAACCGCGTATTACAACACCAGGAAGAAATTCTATGGTGCTGCATTACAGGGTGAGGTTCTCTGTAAATCATACGGTCACCAATCAATTTGGTTGGCCATGTGGTTTCAGTTAAAACTCGGCTACAGATTCTTTGAAATACAAGAATTTGTAGATTCCACTACGTAGAGAGAAACTAGCGCACCTCGACCTATCCAAACCGTGATAGGTTGGCTGGTTTAGCAAAAGGATATTAGAAATGGCAAGTGCTTATCAACCCCGCGCTTTAGTTTATTCAAAGCTAGAGTTTGTGAGCCCTTCCGGTTCTAGTACCTATGACCTAGGCCCGTTCTCTCCTGGCTATGACTCTTGGGTCAAGACAGATACGGTTAAGCGTGTGAAGCCTCGCAATTTGATCGAACCTGGTTCGTTAACACACTGTGGTCCCCATCAACGCCAACGGCTCATAAAAGCGCCGGTAACGGTGGTGTACGGACCAGACCAGTGGGGTGGTAGCGTGATCTATAAGGACATGGATCCGAGCAATTGGGCTACAGTTGGGCAAGCAATAGGTCAACCTGATGTCGATTGGCAGACGGCCTTACGGCTGGCTGTCAAGGACCAAAAGGTGAACCTTGCGGTTGCTATGGCTGAATACCCTCAAGCTCAGAAAATGTTCGTTAACAACGCTACCGCCATTGCAAAAGCTTTACGCGCTCTCAGACGCGGCGACGCCTCAGGTGCTGCGAAAGCACTTGGTGTGAAGCCAAAGCAACTTCGTGGATCCATATCCAACCGTTGGTTGGAACTGCGCTATGGATGGATGCCCCTTCTATCAGACCTTCACGGGTCTGTAGAGGAGCTGAATTCCGGCCTACAGCGTCCTCGGACGCGGAAATTGCATGTTCGGAAAAAGGAGGAAGAGAGGATAAAATCCTCTTATACCATCTATGTTCCTAATGCGACTACCGCTACCTTGGATTGCCAGTGGGTCGTTACCGCGAAGGTTGTTGCTTATTTGCAGCAAGATTCACTCGCTGCATGTCGTCTGGGTGTCACTAATCCCTTGATGGTTGCATGGGAGTTGGTCCCGTATTCATTTGTTGTCGATTGGTTAATTCCAATAGGCGACTGGCTTAACAGCCTAGATGCGGGGATTGGTCTCATTAACATCTATGGGACGGTGACTACTAAAGCAAAGATGATCGCGACCCAAACCTTCGGCAGCCAATATTACTTGATAGAGAATTACGTACGGGTCCCCTTTATGGGGTTGCCCAGTCCGCCTCTACCGAGTTACAAGCCGTCGTTGGGAGTAGTTCGTATCGCCAATGCTTTAGCCCTCCTATCTCAGCTAAAAAGATAGGTTCTTCTTGATGTATTTCATACTCCTAAGGAGCACTCTGTGAGTGAAGCAGCAAATACTGCCATCAATGATGGCGCCGACACACCTGTGTCAGTCACGTTCAAGCCCGAGCTTGTCTCGGGCGGGAACGCCACCTTCCGTGATGACCGCCTAGGCGTGAGTACGCTGATGCCTCGCATCAGAAGTATCTCGTCTTTGGCGACGGCCCAACGGCCGACGAACAGGGTCACGTATTCTGTGTCCCTGCCGGTCAAGAAGACGGTGGATGGTACCGACGTGGTGGACTACGTTCTCCGCGCTGAGTGTCAGTTCGTCTTGCCGGAACGATGCACCACTGCAGATCGCAAGAACCTTCTTGCTTACGTCTGCAATGGCCTCAACGTCGAGCCCTTCAAGGCTACGATCGTTGAAGTCAGCCCTATCTGGGGTTAGGCCGTGGACGAAAACGAGGTACCGAGCACGCGCAAGCGTCTCGGGCTCTCGTCACCTCGACGCAGGCGGGATACGTGGTTGCAGTATGCAACCATTGTTACCCTTCTGCTACAGGTGATCGTCGCAGCCTTCCCAGAGACCTGTTCAAATCTTGGCGCCGTTACAAGCGCTTTGAGGGCACAGGTCCTCAGTCAAAGACAACATTGACTGATTAAGTGCTGGCTAGGTATCGCCAGTTTAACCTGGATGGGGGTTACCCCACTTCCTTTTAATCATCCGTGAGGAGATTATACTCAAATGTTTGACATTGAGTGCAAGGCTTACTTGAAACTTTGTGAGTCGTTGGATACGCCAGTTAGTCTGAGCTGCGCGTTGCTTGCCAAGTATGGTGAATGGGACCAGTTAGTTGAGAAATCAACTGACCCTATGCACTACAACAAAGCGAGCGATTTTGCAGACGATTACCTGGCAACATCCGTACTACGTAAGAACCATCGTGTGCCAACTTCTTTCAACCGAAAGAAGAACGCCTACGAGAAGTTCTACGACTCGGAGCGCGTCTGTGCCGAAACAAATACGAGAATCCGCGGATTTGTTGATGGAGCAATATCTGTTCCACCAGAGATTTCCCACGTAATCGAAAGAGCACGTGACATCATCTGGCAAATCCTTGGGCCTCTAACGAGGTCCAAACTTGCTTATGCGGAGTCGAATATGCGTTTTGGTCCAGGAGCCACTACGTCAGTCTCCGGACGTGACGTAACACCTTCAAGAAAATTCACAAGCTCGTTGCATGTGACGCCTCGGTTGTATCCTTACTGGCCCAGTCTTTTACCACGCATGTGGAGGACTGCGATCACTGATATTAAGCTTCAGTGTGCGAGTAAGGTTACATGTGTTCCCAAAGATGCTAAAACTGACCGCATCATTGCTATCGAACCCCATCTGAATATTTACTGTCAGCTGGGAATAGGAGCTTTGGTGCGTAAGCAGTTGAAGAGCTTTGGTGTCAATCTAGATGATCAAACAAGGAATCAAAAGTTAGCGCAGCAGGCCTTAGCAGCCGGCTTAGCGACAATTGACTTATCATCGGCTAGTGATACTGTTAGCCGTGAACTCGTTTGGCTACTCCTTCCATTAGAATGGGCCTGTCTACTTGATCTTCCGCGTACGGAGTACGCGTTAGTCGAGGGGCAGGAACTTCGATTGGAGAAGTTCTCATCTATGGGGAACGGCTATACGTTTGAGCTGGAGAGTTTGATTTTCTTCAGTTTGGCGATGGCCGCTACCGGTGGACGAGGCGGGGTGAATGCTTACGGGGATGATATCATACTCCCCGCTGCACACGCTCCGGTCTTGATTGATGCACTGAACTTTCTCGGGTTTAGTGTAAACACCCGTAAAACCTTCCTGGCAGGTCGGTTTTATGAATCTTGCGGCATGGATTTCTTCGATGGGCAGAACGTTCGCCCCTTCTTTTGGAAGGGTCAGCGGGACGAGCGGGCTATGGTAATATATAGCTTAGCTAATTCCGTGCGACGGTATGCCCATATGCGCTTAGGCCAACTTGGATGCGATGTTCGTTTTCTCCCGACCTGGCTTTACCTTATTACAAGGTTGTCAGATAAGGATAGACGAGTACGCATCCCGGAAGGCTTCGGCGATGGTGGCTTAGTCAGTAATTTCGACGAAGCCACGCCTTCGAAGACCCGGCATGGTATGGAGGGATACACTGTCCCTGCTTATGTAAGCGTTCCGTCTTTACGACGAGCTGAGCCTTTAGGGCTGCTCGTTGCGAAGATGGTAGACGCTCGCAGACGCGAGGATGGGATAAACCCCCTTACCACTGAGCACTTGCCAGTTCGGACCGTGAGGTCCGTGCTGAAAAGTCTTCAGCGCTTACCCTCGAGGGCTTCTTTGGGAGTTGAACCCCAGAGAGGCTACCAGAGGTACTGCAAGAAGCCAGTGCTTTTTCCGCACTGGCCGAGCTTAGGAAGTTGGTACTAAAACCGCCAACATCCTTTTGCCCTAGCGATAACGCTAGGTGGAGAGGCCCTACGTAGAGACCTTGTCGGGTCGGGCAGATTAATGCCGGATCCCTCTAAGTTCAAAACAAAGGACATCCTCAAGAGATTTAGC